AAATGGCACGCTGCGAAAACTGCACCGCGCAAGTATGGCGACAGAGTAATGCAAGAGATCACTGGTGCTGATGGTGGTCCTATTGCAATTGCAGCACTGCAGGTGCACATGCGTGGCCTAAACGATGATGAACTGCTAATCATGCAGCAATTGTTACTCAAGGGCAAGATTGCGCCGTGAATGCGTCGTTTGATCCGCGCGTGATGATGACAGTTGTTGAAGCCGAGTTGTCGCGTCGTGCTGCAAGCGCTAGTCTCTATGAGTTTGTCAAACAGGCCTGGCATGTAGTAGAGCCGGGGGTCCCGTTTGTACCCAGCTGGCACATCGAGGTGATATGCGAACACCTCGAAGCTGTTAGCGCTGGCGAGATTAGACGACTGCTAATTAACATTCCACCGCGGCACAGCAAGTCGTTGATTGTAAGCGTTATGTGGCCAATGTGGGAGTGGTTGTCAGCGCCGCATCATAAATACCTGTGCGCGTCCTACTCGAGTGTATTGAGCATCCGCGACAATCTATCAGCGCGTCGGCTGGTGCAATCGCCTTGGTATCAAGAGCGATGGGGGCATATGCTAACGTTGGCGGGTGATCAGAATGCTAAGCAAAGATTTGAGAATGACAAAACTGGTTACCGCATTGCTACCTCGGTTGGCGGCACTGCTACCGGCGAGGGCGGTTCCCGGTTAATTCTGGACGATCCGCATTCTGCCCGCGATGCACAGAGTGATACTATACGCGAGTCGACGATTGACTGGATCAACATGGTTTGGGCAACCAGGCTTAACGATCCAAAGCTAGACGCCATGGTAACAGTGATGCAGCGTCTTCATGAGCGCGACGCCAGCGGTATCATCCTCGAACAAGGTGGATGGGAGCATGTTTGCATTCCCGCCGAGTATGACGGTCGGCAGCGTAAGACAATGCTTGGCCCATATGATCCGCGCACTGCCAAAGGCGAGTTGATTTGTCCAGAGCGCTTCGGTGATGCTGAGATAACCAGTCTTAAGCAAAGCCTAGGGGTCTATGGCACTGCCGGACAATTGCAGCAGGACCCTGCACCAGCTGAGGGCGGTATTCTTGATGTTACCAAATTTCAACATTGGCCATGCGATAAGGCGCTGCCACCGTTTGAATACATACTACAGTCGTATGACTGCGCATTTAGTGAGAGTGCTGCTAATGATCCAACCGCTTGCACCGTTTGGGCGGTGTTTACACACAAGGGCGAGCGCAATGTCATGCTGATCGACGCATGGGACGAACACCTAAGTTATCCCGATCTGCGTACTCGCGCGATCAAGGATTGGCAAACAGAATATGGTGGTATGTCCAAGGACTCGCCGTATGGTCGTGCTCGGCGTCCTGATCGAGTGTTGGTTGAGGCCAAGGCCAGCGGCCAAAGCCTACTGCAGGATTTCAGGTTAGCACGCATACCAGCCGTTGGTTACAACCCGGGCAACGCGAGTAAGACCAGTCGTGCACACCAGTCTGCGCCAACGTTGGAGCTAGGGCTACTATGGGTGCCAGAGTCAAAAAAGACTCCGGGCCATCCTGTGAGTTGGGCTGGTGTTTTCCTTAAGCAGCTGGCGAAGTTTCCGGTAGCTGAGCATGATGACTACGTTGATACATTTACGCAGGCGGTGATATACCTCAAAAACGATGGGTGGTTCGAGCTGCCGAAAGCTAAAGACCCGGATGATCCTAGGCAGATGAAACGAGAATACAGCAATCCCTATGCGGCGTAGTGAGGTGGTAGCGATGGCCAACCCGATCGACAAGGATAGCTTGCCTCTTAACAAGCCACGCCGCACGCCTGATCATCCTACTAAGTCTCACGTTGTTAAGACCACGGTTGATGGTAAGCCAAAGATCATTCGCTTTGGCGAACAGGGTGCTAGCACTGCTGGCGCACCCAAGGCTGGCGAGAGTGATAGGATGACGGCCAAGCGTGCTAGTTTTAAGGCTAGGCACGCTGCTAATATTGCTAAGGGTAAGAGCAGCGCGGCTTACTGGGCGGACAGGGTGAAATGGTAACTCAACGGGATACGCAGCGCCGTGCTCAGCCGCAGGGGCAGAAAGAACAAGAATTGCGGATGCGCCCGGCATCGCGTCAGTTGATAGGCGTGCCTGATCCTCGGCCGCAGCCGCCTGCGGAGTTCATTCCGCGTGAGTTCTTGCCTGTTTTGCGGGCAGCGGCACAGGCAGCACCACAGGCAGCACCACAGGCAGAGCCACAGGCAGCACCACAGGCGGTAGCACCACAGGCGGCAGCGCCTAATACGCAGCTTACGGGCAATCCTAATGTGCCACGCGGCTATCGCAACAACAATCCGCTTAACATTATTGACGGCTCGTTTGTTCGAGGGCAGCCTGGATATAAGGGCACTGACGGGCGGTTTGGTCAGTTTGCCTCGATGGACGACGGCATTAAAGCGGCGGATAATCTGCTGCAATCGTATGGCGAGCGCGGCTTAAACACGCCGCAATCCATCATTGCCCGTTGGGCTCCGGCTGGCGACGGCGACAACAACCCGTCGGCCTACGCTGCAACGGTTGCGCGCAATTTGGGTGTTGAGCCTGGCGCTACGATAGACATGGCCAACCCTGCTGTAAGGCGCCAGCTCATTGATGCAATGGCGACGGTAGAAAACGGGCGCCCGATGGCGCCACCAATTGCGCCGCCAAAACTAGCCGATGGTGGGTTGATTGAGCTTGCGCGCAAGTATGCGGACGGCGGCTCGGTTTCGCGTGCGGCTCAGGTGTATGACCCGGCTGTCATTGCGGCGATTGCTGCGAGCATTACTGAGCCCCAGGGCTACGCTGATGGCGGCACTGCAACCGGCATTAGCAGTGATGATGCTGCGCCTGCGCAGGAGCAGGAGCGGGTGCAGGAGCAACGGCCCCGCACCTTTGCGGACCTTGTTCGGCGTTACGCTGTGGGCGATGCAATGCAGATGGCGGCACCCTTGGACGACCCGTCTCTGGGCGCTAACGTGTCACAAAGCATAGGGGATTACTTTCGCCCGATTGTTCAGGGTAATTTTGAGGTTCCGGGCACTGTTAAGAAGTATGCCATTGACGTTGCAACCGGTCCAAAGCCGTTCACTCGTTTGGGCAAGGACATTGGCACGTTCGGTTCGGCGGTCTGGGAGGGCGTTAAGAATGACCCGGTTGGAACGGCCCTAGATTTTGTGCCGGTTGTGAGCAATGTCCGTTCGGCTATGGACATGCATGAGTCGCGGAACAGGGCGGTGGAGGCTGAGCAAGCTGGCGACGAAGATCTGGCCAGCATGTACCGTCAGTTTTCGGCTTTTGGGGCGGCTGGCGCCATTCCGTTTGTTGGGTATGGGGCAATTGCTGCCAGGCGTGCGGCGAATGCGGCACGTGATGCTGCTGCAAGGCGTGCGGGCGCGGGCGCTGGCACTGCGTTGGTTGTGCGTGGTGGCGTTGATGACATTGACATTGGCAGTGGCGTTGGTTTGATTGCGCGTGAGGATGCGGCTGCGGGTGCGCGCGGCACTCAGGCAATTGCGCGTGAGGGTGCTGAGGGCGTTACCGCTGGCACTGATGTTGTTGCTGACGTTGTTGCACGTGAGGGCGTTGGGTTGGAGCCTAGCGGTTCGGCTGCTCGCCGGGCGAAGGCAGCGGCGCGTGAGAGCGCGCAGGCGGTGGCTGTTGTTCCGCGTGAGTTGTCGCCGTTGGGGTTTTACAGCCACGGCGCGGAGACGGCGGCTAACTTGGCGCAGGCGAAGGGGACGCCTGACCAGATGGCGGCGATGCTTCGAAAGTATGGCGTTAAGCCAGACGAATTTTACAACACTGGCATTGCTGACGAAACCGCCACGAATGTCATGCGCTCGAAGATTGAGCGCGATTACGCTCCAAAGTTGGCGGCGGCCAAGCTGGAGATGGATGCTCTTGGTTTGAATGAGAACACGATAAACAAGAAATCTCCTGATTATAACAGGGCGTTGGAGATTAGGGATTCTCCCGAAACCAAAGCAAAATACCAGTATGACAGAACTCTTAGCGCCATGCGTTCCGAGATGGACAGTGCGATGGTCTTGCGCCCTGAGTGGGCGTCCCGACCCAGTGTGACGCGTGAGGAGCTTGCGCAGCACTTTAGTGAGCGGCGGCCTCAGATTGAGGAGACGGTGTTGGGTGGGCGTGGCAAACCTGAAATGAATGATGCTGCAAAACAAAAATGGATTGAAGATGCTGCGGCGCAGGGCGCATACCATTCAGGCGATCTGGACGAAATTAGAAATTGGCGCAATGTCTCAGATGACGTTCGCACTTGGCATTTGGATAACGCAACATCTGCTTTTAATGAACAGATGGCAATTAGCCCCGCTTTTGCCAGTCAATTCCAAACAATTGGAAAAGAGGGCGCCACCAAATTCCAACAATACACCCTTCCCGGCGGCGAGAACTACCGCGAGGTGTTGTTGAGGTTGGACAGACCACAGGCAAAGGTTGTAGATCTTGAAGTCGACCGCCGTCTAGGTAGTGGCGGTGGAAGGTGGGGCGTCCAAATGCCCGACGGAACAATAACTTCTCGGTTTTATGAGAAATTTGATGCTGAACAGGCGTTGCGGTTTGACGCTGCAAAACAAGGCGTGACTTTCACCTCCTCCCACTGGGACGACCCCAACGTCCTCGCGCATCTTCGCATGTCTGACCGCACCGGCCCGAACGGTGAGAAGATACTACACCTGGAAGAGCTCCAGAGCGACTGGGGGAAGAAGGGGAGGAAGGAGGGGTTTGTTGATCCTAAAGCTTTAGCCCAATGGGAGATAGATGAGGCAGCCGCCTACAAAGTGTTGTTTGGAGCGCAAAGACAACATGCGGAAGTGGTTGATCGGATAAGATTTAATGGCGAACCCCTTGAGCCTTTCAATCGTGGCGTAGAAAGCCCGAGGGCATTTGAACGTAGGGAAGCTGAACACTTCAACAAACGCGAAGCCCTTCTTTCCGCTGATCCTAATTATCAAGCTAGTCGGGAGCGCCTTGACGCCGCAAAGGATGCGATCAGGGCGTTGGGTCCAAAACCAACAGATAGCGGCACCCCCTCCGCTCCCTACGTCACCAACACTGCTGCATGGACTGACCTTGCTCTTAAGCGCGCGCTCAAGGAGGCTGCTGAAGGCGGCTACGACAAGATTGTTTGGACGCCGGGTGCGGAGCAGGTGAAGAGGTATGATTTGAGTAAACAGATTGATGAATTAGCGTATTGGCGCGCAGACGGTAAAATTGGGTTGTCAGCAAGCGGTCCTGACGGAACTGTTTTTGACCAACGTTATGTTTCTGAAAAAGATCTGCCTAATGTAGTTGGGAGGGAGTTGGCAGAAGAAATACTAAAGGGCAAAGGTTCCCCCAAATCAACGACTGGTTTTCCAGAAGAGATTGGCGTTAATTTTATTTCCGGCGAAGGGCTTCGAGTTGGCGGCGAAGGCATGAAGGCCTACTACGACAAGATGGTGCCGAACCAGTTGAGCAAGCTGGTGAAGAGGCTTGACCCGGACGCGAAGGTTGGTCTGACTGATGTGATGTTGCCGCAGGGGACGGGACCCGGGATGGGGCACAACAACCCGCCGTTCGAAGCCCCTGGCCTGACCATCACCCCCAAGATGCGTGAGGCCATCATGAAGGGCCAGACTGACTTTGCCGAGGGCGGCCACGTCCAGGGCTACGCTGATGGCGGCTCGGCCGACAACTCGCTAGCGGCTCTTTATGAGAAGTATTACGGGGGGCCGACTGCGCGGCAGCGTCCGCCGACGTATGAGGAGATGGGCAATAACCCGGTAGGTTGGTCTAGCGTCTACCCCCCGCAGTATATGAGCAACCAGGACCCGAACGTGTCGCCCGTGGCGTCGCGCACGCTCATGTCGGACGCGCAGCGCCTTGGGTTGTTGGGGCGGCGTGGTCCAGTGACTGGGGCTGACTTGCCGGCGTTGGAAGAACGCGGGCAGGGGCTGATGGACAACGCCATGACGGTTGCCGGGGCGGTGAACCCGGTTGGCATTCGCGCGTTCCACAGCTCGCCGCACAAGTTTGATCAGTTCGACATGTCCAAGATCGGCACGGGCGAGGGCGCGCAGATTAACGGGTACGGGCTGTATGTGTCTGACAGCCCGGCAGTTAGCGGGCGAGGCGGTAACTATGACAAGCAATTTACAGCTCGCGCTATGGGCAAGGTGAGGCTAAATCAAGACGAGGGCAGAATCCTTACCATGCTGGGGGAAGGGCAAAGCGAGTTGAATATTCTGCGCGACCTTGCAAAGAATGGCTTGTCGTTTGACGAGGCGAATTCCCTGTTAAACCGGGTTCAATCTGCAAAATCTAACATTTACGAGGTGAACCTCAACACCAGCTTGGAACGGTTGTTGGATAGGAATAAATCGTTACGCGAGCAGCCGCAGGGGGTGCAGAAAGCGCTCAGATCGGGCGATATTGCGAAGATACAAACTTTCATGTCGCAAGACTCCGGGCGGTATCTTGCGCCTAATCGGGCCGAAACGATGAACCTGTATAAAGACGCCGGCATTGACGGCATCCGCTACATAGACCCCAGCAGTCGCACACTAGGCAACCCCTCAATAGAAAAACTATCGCCTGATAGTTTTGGGAATGTTTATTGGCAAGTTAATTCGGGCACCGCCGGTGGAGCCAAATGGTTTGACTTGGAAAAAAACGCCCAGAAACATTACGATTCCCTTCCGCTTCCCCGCTACAACTACGTCATGTTTGACGACAAGCTGATCGACCTTCTACGCCGCTACGGCCTGCTCGGCATGGTTGGTGGCGGTGCTGCGGCGGCCGGCAACAAGAACAAGCAGGCGCCAGCGGAAGAGCAGACCGACTACGCCCAAGGCGGCTCTGTTGATAGCGCCCCAGTTTATGACCCTGCCGTAATTGCAGCGATTGCCGCCAGCATCACCGAGGACAATTATGCCTGACAAATTGGACGATGACGATCAGGCCGAGGGCGAGAAGATTCGGCTGGAGGACGTTGATAACGATGTTGAGGACACGGAGGATGGTGGCGCGATCATCCGCATGAAGAATGAGAAGGACGATAAGGTCCATCTGGACCACTTTGCGAACATTGTCGAAGAGGTTGATCAGTCCCTGCTGAAGGGCGCGGTTACGGACTTGTTGGATAAGATTGAGCGCGACAAAGAGGCGCGTGAAAAGCGTGACAAGCAGTATGAGGAGGGGCTGCGTCGCACGGGTCTAGGCGATGACGCGCCTGGCGGCGCGCAGTTTACTGGCGCGAACAAGGTTGTTCATCCCATGCTTGTTGAGGCGTGTGTAGACTTTAGCGCGCGGTTTATGAAGGAGATTTTCCCGGCGGGGGGTCCGGTTAAGAGCAAGGTGCTTGGGACTCAGGACAGCGATAAGGTTGAGAAGGGCCGACGCAAGGCGGCGTTTATGAATTGGCAGTTGACCGAGCAGATGCCGGAGTTCCGCGGCGAGCTTG